CAGAAGATTAATCGCCCTACCTGATAAAGAAGGTAAAACACGACTTGCGGCCATCCTGGATTATTGGACTCAGACCTGCTTGTTACCGTTTCATAACTCGATTATGTCGATATTGAAAAGGTTTCAAGCGGATATGACCTTTAATCAGGAGATATTTGCGTCAAGAAACATCACTGGGCCATTCTTCTGTTACGATTTAAAAGATGCTACAGACCGTTTCCCGATTGCTTTTCAGCAACAGGTTGTGGAATATATCACTAATAAAGAGTATGCAGAAGCCTGGACCCGCGCCCTAACCCAATGGCCGTTCGATCTCAATGGGGAGCCGCATTTTTACAAATGTGGTCAACCTATGGGAGCTTACAGTTCTTGGGCTGCGTTTTCCCTATCTCATCACTTCGTAGTTCAATGGGCCGCTCAAAGGTGTGGTAACCACCCTTTCAGGGACTACTGGTTACTTGGTGATGATATAGTTATACGCGACCGCGACGTCGCCATAGTTTACTCAGAAATAATGAGTAGTCTAGGTGTGGAGTTTTCTCCCACTAAGACTCTGATATCACAGAATTTCTGTGAATTCGCTTCTCGTCACTTTCGTGATGGGAAGGAAGTCACTGGATTTTCCGTTGTCGGCCTACAGGAGATGCAAAACATCCCACAATTGGTCGAATTTCTAAGGACTATGACTCGTCACGGTTGGGAATTCCCGCGTGGGAGTCCACCCGGTCTGTTATCTTCTCTCGCGAAGGTTGTGGGGATTCGACATAGTCTTATCCCTCAACAGCTTCACATTCTCTGGTTATTTCCCTTTAAGGAAATTCTTGCATGTAAACCCTCTCCTTCGCAGGAAGGGTTGCTGCAATATTTAAGTTGTCATGGTCATGGAGCCGCTCTCTTACGAGAGCAGCTCTTAGCCATCGTGGCTCAAAAGCTAGAGAAAGAGATTGAGTTTTGTACCATGCAGACAGTAACATGGGCATCAGCCCTGTCACATATCCACATGGACTTACTCAAGGATTCAGGTACAGACGCACCTCCGTTTTCACCGAATGTTATTCCAATATTAGGAGCTTGGCATACTCTCCGCACGTTAACACGTGAAAGGGTAAACCAAATCTTCCATCAACGGAATGAACATGATACTTACGACCTTGACTGGATCGGAAGTATTCCACTGCTTAATATGTTGCCCAACGTAAGTCGAGCAACATCACAGCGTAGATCGGTTATTATACTCCAAACAAATGCGAGTCTAATACTAAAAGCCTGGAACCTAGCGAAAGCTGGTTCTAGGGACTTTAGTTTCTTATCAGATTTGTAAGTTTCTAGGGGCATATGCCCCCGGGCCCCGCTAGCAAAGCGGG